GAGCATTTTCATTTCCTATACCTCTATGGTTTTCACGTCTAGTGTTTTCTGGTTTAATTTCATAAAAACGATTACCTTGTCTAAGATCTGGCTGTAACATACTACGTTTTAAATGTAAATCACAATCATCCATTTTTCTTGAATTTCGTGTATTAATTCCTAAATAAGTACTTTCATCACTATCTAAAGTATTACCATCATTTATATTAAAATTTGGAAAACTATTTGATATTGGATTTGACCATATATTTTTAGAATTATTATTATCTATAAAATTTACAGATTGTAAAGACCTTTCCATAAAAGAATTAGTATTACCCGTTTTTGTTCTATTATTTTTTTCTCTACAGTTATTTTCAGAACTATTTACTTTTTCATTTTTCCATTCATTTGTAACATTAGGATATACTTTTTGAATATTATTTGGATTCAAATACTCGTTAGATGTAACTAATTTATTTTCACAAAAGTCATTTATATCTCGAATATTAAAATTATTCATTAAATGTGTATCTTTTTTACTGTTGTTAATATTATTTGACGGTATAGAAAACTGATTAGTTTTTTGCAAATTATTTGGATTGGTTTTATTATTTCGATGAAATTTAAAAATATCTTGTTGTGTTTTTTGTGCTACACATTCATGACAATCGTTTTCTATTTTATTGTGATAACATTTTTGTTGATTTTTTATATATTTACATGCCCAACATGTTGAATTTTCTAATAAAATACCATGTTCACATTTTTGTTCTAATTTATTTAAATACATTTTGAAAATAACTTTAACAACTATAATTATAAATTAAAAATTAATGTCAAATAAATACCCAATTTTAAGAAATGTTACAATAATTAAAATAGGACAAAATAAATATAAATATTCTTTTAAATATACGTGGAAAAATGGAAAACCAATTACTGATGATGTATATATACAAAGAATAAATAAACTAAGGATACCACCTGCTTATAGAAATGTAAATATATTTTCACCTACTTCTAAAATACAGTACACTGCACTTGATCATAAGCAAAGAGTTCAAAAGGGATATCACCCTGTTTGGATACAAGAAAGAAATAGAAAAAAATTTAGATACTTAACTGAATTTGTAACTGCATATCCTAAAATTGTTAAAAAAATAAATACACTTTTACCTTCATCTGGAATACCAACAACTAAAGAACAAATGGTTGGCTTAGCAGCTGGATTACTTGACGTATGTCGTATAAGACCAGGAAGTGATAAACATCTTAGAGATACTGGTTCTTACGGAACAACTACTTTATGTAAAAAACATATTACTAAAAAAACAACAAATGGTAAAACATATATTTATTTAAAATTTGTTGGTAAAAGTGGTGTAACAAATGAATGTATTTTAAAGTATAATACTAAAATAGCAAAAAATTTATATAACTTATCACAAAAACGAAAAAGTCTAAATTCTTCAATATTTGATACTAGTAATTATAAAGTTACTGGACACGATATTAATATTTTTTTACAGGAAATTGGAGGTAAATATATATCAAGTAAATCTTTTAGAACTTACCATGCAAATATTGCTTTTTTACAAAAAATTATACCATCAATTAATGAAAAAATGTCTAATTCTGAAAGAAAAAAACATACTATTGAAATTATTAAAAAGGTAGCTGAAGAATTACACCATAATCCAGCTACTTTCAACAATTCTTATTTATTTACACCACTTAAAGACTTATATATTGAAAATCCAGATTCTTTTAAAAAAATATTTAATAATAAGGACTTAAATAAAACTTTTTCAACTTTTATAAAAAATAATACTTCGCGTTATTCTAATGTTCCTAAAAATTGGAAATAAACTTAAAAATATGTATTACGTTTAGTGTTTAATAATTTACACCTTAAATATTTTAAAACATTTTTTTTTATTACGTTACGTGTATTGTTTTAAGTTGTATTTTTGTAATGTTTTAAAAATACATTAAAAAAATTGATTATTTGTATTAATATTTATTTATATTTATCTATATTTATTAAAAAATAAAATGAAAACTAATATTAACAAAATATCGTGGAAAAGAAAAGAAAATTCTGATAAAAAAGTTCCAATATCGTCATTTAGTAAGTATAAAGAACCCAGACCTCAAAATTTAAATTTTCATCAAAAAGAAGCATTATTTAATGCTATTAATTTACCAATAGAAATAATTAGACGTTTTCACAAATATACTGATATGTCAAATCTAACAAATACAACACCTATTAATATAATTATTCAAAATAAACATTTACCGTGGGATAAAAATGTACTTGTTGAAAAAATGGATGTTAGAATGATACATACTATACATTTTTCTGAAAATTTTAATTTAAAATGGAATTATTTCAATTTAACAAAAAATGAACCAGATATATGCAATATTGCTATTTATCCTAATTTACCTTGGGATATTAAAGCAATAGAAGATCTTAACGTGGATGGTCTTTGTAATGACCATTTAATATTTTTATTAAATAAATACAAAAATATTAAATGGGATTGGCAAAAGGCAACAAAGAATTTATCATTAAATACTATAATACTATATTCTTTTTTGCCTTGGGATTATAATACTATTAATTATAAACTATTAGATAATGATAATAAAGATTTTATTCAAATATCTTTATTATCATTACCAAAAAATTTAATTGATTGGAATGTTATGACTCAAAAAGTATCTTGGGATTTTATAAGTAAATATCAAGATCTTCCTTGGAATTATAAAGAAAAAAATATATGTAAGTGTGATGATAAGTGTTTTAATATTATATCACTTGATAATTTAAAATTACTAAAAACAAAACCATTAAATTGGGAAAAAATTAGTAACATTTTTACATGGGAATGTATTTATACAAATCAATATTTACCTTGGGATGAAAAAGTACTTACTGGTGCAGCATACCCACCTATTTGGTTTGTTCGAAATACAAAATATAAATGGGATATGAAAAAAATTACATATAATTCTAAACAATATTGGAAAAATATTTTAGAAAACCCTGATATTAAATGGGACGAAGAAGAAATGATTATTAATAATGATAATGATTTTATATGGGATGAAGACGAAATAATTATTAATACTCCACCAGTTGAATTATTATATAGATATAAAAATCTAAAATGGGATTGGGATAAATATTCGGAAAAAATAAAATACTCTGATATACTAGACTATTCAAATTTACCATGGAATTGGAATATTATTACAAAAAGAACAGATATATCTATTGGTTTTGCATTACGCTTTCCAGAAAAAGCATGGCTAATTACAAATTTTAGCAATATTTCGTTACACGATAAAATATCTCTGAAAATTCTTATTGTTTTAAAAATATGTTTCAATCAAGATATTGTATCAATTATTTTTAATAAAATTTAAATTTTATTAAAAATAATTTAAACTTATAGTTACAATTATAGTTAAACTTATAGTTAAACTTATAGTTAAACTTATAGTTAAACTTATAGTTTTTTAACATCGGTATCATTAACATAAGGAGATACATATTTATCATAGTATTCTTGTCCTATTTCCTTATCTACTTCATCTACCTTACGTCCTCCTGATTGAACACTTTCTAATAAATTTAACATAATATCTAACTGGCTTAAATCAAATTCTTCACCATGATCTACAATTAACATTAATAAACTTGGAAATTTATCTGAAAATGTTTTATGTTTCATTGTCATTTGTAATCGAAATTGAACTTTATCTCTTTCTTCTTTAGAAATACTTTTTACTTCATTTATTACCATTAGTACATAATTTTTAATCCACTTTGTTCCTTTTATTTCACTCATTTATAATATAATTTATAATATTATAATATTATATTTCTTTATACCATTTATATTTATCCTTATATTGATATATAGAGAAAATATTATGAACTCATATATTACATTTTTTATATATATTATAATTCTTTTTACAGCAGTATTATTATATTTAAAACTTACTATACCAAAAATAAAACCATTAAATGAAATAATTGAAGGTTTTTCAGGTAAGCCATTATCAGATTATAGAGAAGATGCAAATAAAAATATTGTATATCCAGATAGTTATGATAAAACATATACACGATTATTTGATTTGGTTACTAACGAACCTGCAATTTATAGACATGATATTATTAAAATAAAAGATATTACAAAAATTAATAATAATTCTAGAGTTTTAGATGCAGGATGCGGACTAGGTAAACATTTAAAAATAATAAATGAACTTGTTCCAGGGATTACAATTGAAGGAATTGATAAATCAAGAAGTATGATAAATCAATGTAAAATTAGAAATCCTGGAACTGAATTGTTATGCACATCACTAATAATTCCAGAAATATATAAACCAGAATCACTTACTCATATATTATCATTACATGAAACTCTTAATCATAACACTCCAAAAGAAATTAGTACTATATTAAATAATTTTTATAAATGGCTTATACCGGATGGATATCTTGTAATTCATATTATAGATCCTAATAAGTTAGATCCAGGACCAAGAGCATTTTCTCAATATTTTAAATCAAAAGATAATACTCGCCATTCTTTAACCTATTTTGAATCTTTTACACATGAAGCTTGGTGGGAAAAAGATAATGAAAAAAAATACTGGTATAGTTATTGTGAAAAATATATTTTTCCAAATGAAAAAATAAAAATACAAACAACTCCTTTATGGATACCACCTGTAAATAAAATGTTAAACTATATTTCTCGTCATAATTTTAAACTTAAAGAAATAATTGAATTAAATGACATTGAAGTATCACAGTTTCATTTGTATGTTTTCAAAAAAATATAAATTTATAATTTTTTATAATTTTTTTTATCATTTTTTATCATTTTTTTATCATTTTTTTATCATTTTTTTATCATTTTTTTATCATTTTTTTATAATTTTTTTATCATTTTTTATATTATAATATGAATACTCAATCATCATTAACTTTAGCATCTTCACCATGGGTAGAAAATTATACAAGTGGATATATTAATATGAAAACTGAAAAAAAATCAACATATAAGCCTAAAGTTTTAAAATATGATTATGCAATTGATACAGCTAAACAAATTATGGGCGCTGGTGACAATTCAAGTATAAAAAGTCTAGAACTT